TTAACAAAATAGCAGAAGGTAAATTAAAAAGATTAATTGTATGTTTGCCCCCTCGGCACTCCAAATCTGAGATGGCCTCCACTTTTTTTCCTGCATGGATGATGGGAAAACAAGGTAATCTAAAAATAATACAAACTACACACACTGCGGAATTAGCGGTTAGATTTGGTAGAAAAGTGCGAAATATTATTGATAGTGAAGAATATCAACACATATTTCCAGATCTAAAATTACAAGCAGATAATAAATCTGCTGGTCGTTGGACAACCAATAAAGATGGTGAAAGTTTTTATGCTGGTGTCGGTGGTGCTATAACTGGTCGAGGTGCTGATTTATTAGTAATAGATGATCCCCACTCAGAACAAGATGCTTTGTCACCTAAAGCTCTTGAATCTGCTTATGAATGGTATACCTCTGGACCACGACAAAGATTACAACCTGGTGGCATTATTGTTATTGTGATGACTAGATGGAGCACCAAAGACTTGGTGGGCAAAGTCCTTAATAATCAAGGTGAAGAACATGCAGACCAATGGGAGTTAGTCGAGTTTCCTGCAATTATGCCAGATTCAGAAAAACCTTTATGGCCAGAGTTTTGGAAAAAAGATGAATTATTAAGTGTCAAAGCCTCTTTACCTATAGCTAAATGGAACAGTCAATGGATGCAAAACCCTACTGCCGAGGAAGGTTCTATAGTTAAAAGAGAATGGTGGCGTAGATGGGAGGATCCAGATATACCAGATTACTCTTATGTAATACAAAGTTATGATACGGCTTTTTCTAAAAAAGAAACTGCTGATTACTCGGCAATAACAACTTGGGCTATTTTTAGTAAGGACGATGGTGAACCAGATCAAATCATACTTTTAGATGCAAAAAGGATGCGTTGTGATTTTCCAGAATTAAAAAAAGCGGCTTTAGAAGAATATAAATACTGGGAGCCAGATGCAGTTTTAATAGAGGCAAAAGCATCAGGAACACCGCTTATACACGAGTTAAGAAGATTAGGCATACCTTGTACCTCTTACACACCCAGTAGAGGACAAGATAAGATAGCCAGAATGAATAGTGTGGCACCTATTTTTGAATCAGGTATGGTATGGGCACCAGAGCATGATTTTGCCGATGAGGTCATACAAGAAATGGCAGCTTTCCCTTATGGAGATTACGATGATTATTGTGATAGTGCTACAATGGCATTGATGAGATTTAGACAAGGGGGCTTTATTTCTCTAAAAGATGATTACCAAGAAGAGGTTAAATTATTAAAAAAGAACAGAACAGTGTATTATTAAGAGGTTTTTTAACTAGGTTCAATTGGGACGGACATGAACACATAGGACCTATTATATTTGCAAACAATTTGGAAGAGGCAAAAGTAGTTGCAGAATATTATAATTTAGAACTTGATGGTGAGATAGAGGATATTGATAAAGTGAGTTCGAATTTGATGTCGAGAGTGCTACACTAAACGAATGGCTATTGATAAACAACTTGGTACAGAGAACGATCCAGATATAAAAGTACAAGGGTCGGCAGTAGAAGTACAACCAGAAGTTTCTCGGGACGATCAAATAAAAGAAGCAGCTGAAATTTTAGTGGCAGAAGAACAAGTGCTCATTGACCAAGAAATACCACAAAGTCCACCCCTTGAAACAGATTTTAACTCTAACTTAGTTGAATTTTTGTCTGATGATATTTTAGATAGCATATCTAATGATTTGTTAAGTGCTATACAAAGTGACAAACAATCAAGAGCAGAATGGGAAAAAACATACAAAGAGGGCTTAGATTATCTAGGCATGAAGTTTGACGAGTCAAGATCACAACCTTTTGAGGGTAGTTCTGGTGTTATCCACCCTATCTTAGCAGAAGCCGTAACACAATTCCAAGCAAGTGCATATAAGGAAATGTTACCAGCAAAAGGACCTGTCAAGACCGAAATAGTTGGTGCTAGGACTGTAGAAACTGAAAACCAAGCAGAGCGAGTTCAAGAATTTATGAACTATTACATTTTAAATGTGATGGAAGAATATGATCCAGAGCTAGATCAGATGTTGTTTTATTTACCTTTAGCTGGTTCAGCTTTCAAAAAAGTTTATTACGATTTTGTGCTACAAAGAGCAGTTTCTAAATTTATACCACCAGAAGATCTGATTGTTCCTTACGAGGCAGCAGACATTAGTTCAGCAGAGCGTATCACACACTCTATTAGCATGTCATCTAACGAAATAAAAAAACAACAAATATCTGGTTTTTATGCAAATGTAGACATAGGCTCTGACAGTTATACAGACGAACTTTCAGAAGTAGAGGAAACAATAGATGAAATACAAGGCATTTCACCATCTTACAAAGAGAATAGAAACAGAGTTGTGTATGAAGTACATACAGTTTTAGATATTGAAGGTTATGAAGACTTAGACCAAAACGGTCAACCAACTGGACTTAAATTACCATACATTATAACCATAGAAGATAAATCTAAAAAAATACTATCTATCAGAAGAAATTTTGAGCCAAATGATATGTTGAAAAATAAAATTAATTATTTTGTGCAATATAAGTTTCTGCCTGGTTTAGGTTTTTATGGGTTAGGTTTGTCACACATGATAGGTGGACTATCGAAAGCATCTACCTCTATATTAAGACAGCTAATAGATGCAGGTACTTTATCTAATCTACCTGCTGGTTTTAAAGCAAGAGGTATGCGTATTAGAGATGAGGATGATCCATTACAACCAGGAGAGTTTAGAGATATTGATACTACTGGTGGCTCTCTAAGAGAAAACCTAATACCACTACCAATCAAAGAGCCAAGCAATGTTTTAATGTCTTTACTTGGTATTTTGGTGGACTCTGGCAAAAGATTTGCTGCTATTGCAGACATGAATGTTGGTGATATGAACCAAGCAATGCCAGTTGGCACTACCGTTGCTTTGTTGGAAAGAGGCACAAAAGTTATGAGTGCTATACACAAAAGGTTACATTATGCACAAAGAGTAGAGTTTGGATTATTAGCAAGAGTTTTCAATGAGTCACTTCCTCCAGTTTATTCTTATCAAGTTGGCTCTGGACCTGCTGAAATAAAACAACAAGACTTTGATGACAGAGTAGATGTCATACCAGTATCGGATCCGAATATATTTTCACAAAGTCAAAGAGTCACCCTTGCTCAAGAGCTTTTACAAATGGTGCAATCCAATCCAGAAATACATGGACCTATGGGCATACACGAGGCATACAAAAGAATGTATGCTGCGTTAGGTGTAGATAATGTTGATAGTTTATTACAACCACCACCTGACATGACACCAAAACCTATTGATGCTGGATCAGAAAATGCTGGTCTTTTGTTAGGACAACCAGCACAAGCTTTTCCCGAGCAAAATCATAGAGCACATTTAGAAACACACAAAAGTTTATTTTTGACAAACATTGTAAAAGAAAGTCCTCAAGTACAAGCTTTGATAATCAGTCATTGTATGCAACACTTACAATTTTTAGCATCGCAGATGGCACAAGAACAAATGCCACCAGAAATGCAACAACAAATACAGTCCATACAACAACAATCTGCTCAGTTAAGTCCAGAACAAGCACAAATTGTTGGACAACAAATACAAACGATTATTGAACAATTTAGTTCAGAAATAATGTCACAACTTGCATCGGAGTTTCTACAATCTATCGGCATGTCTAATGAAACAGACCCATTAGTAGCTATTAGACAAAAAGAACTTGATTTACGTGATAAAGAACTAGACATAGAAAACGAGCAGTTTGCACAAAAACAAAGTCAAAGAGCACAAGAAAAACAAGCCGAAAATCAAATACAGATGCAAAGAATGGATGTGCAAAAAGAAATAGCAGATGATAAACTTGAAGTTGCAGTTAATAGATTGAAACAAAATGCAGATCTGAAACTGCTTGAATTAGAAAACAAAATAAAAGGATTATTATGACAACATCATACAAAATACAAGCTCAAAAAGAGCTCAAAGCGCAAAAAAAATTAGATAGAGAAAAAGAGGCTATTGATTTAAAAGCACAACAAGATGCCGAAGCAAAAAAAATCAAAGCTAACGAAGATAGAATTGCAAAAAAACTTGATCGTATAGCAAAAGGTTTGCCAGTTGAGGATGTGAAACCAAAAGCTAAACCTAAAGCCAAGAAAAAAGTAGTAGCAAAAAAATCAAAAAAATCTAAATAGATGGACGAAATAGTTGTTTTAGACAAGATAAAAAAAGCAATTGAAACCAGAGAGGATCAAATACAAGAAACCTTAATGACTGGTGGTTTGAAAGATATGGAACATTACAAATATTTGCAAGGAGAACTTTCTGCTTTATACTATATTGCAAACGAAATTGGTGAAATAAATAAAATAAATTAATGGCAAGTGAACAACAAAAAATAATCACACCTAAAATCTCACAGGCTTATGTCAAAGCAGAAGAAAGAGTTTTAGATCCAGAAAAATTAGAGGGTTCGATACTCGAAAGGATGCCACAACCAACTGGTTATAGAATTTTAGTGTTACCTTATGCTGGTAAAAAAGTAACAAAAGGTGGTATAGAATTAGCAAAACAAACAATAGATAGAGAGGCTTTGGCTACTGTAGTGGCTTATGTAGTAAAGATGGGCCCTTTATGTTATAACAATAAAGATAGGTTTGGTGACAAACCTTGGTGTGAGGAAAAACAATGGGTTTTAATTGGACGCTACTCTGGTTCAAGATTTAAACTAGAGGATGGTGCAGAGGTACGCATAATCAATGATGATGAAGTGATAGCCACCATACTCAATCCAGATGATATAGTTAGCTTATGAGTAAAAATGAAGAAGTAAAAAACCCTCAACCAGAAGTGGATGAGGTAGAGGTAGAGGTAAACGATCAAGAAGAGAGCGTAGAATCTGCACCTGACGTAGATGATTTAGAAGCTTATTCTAAAAAAGTTTCTAAACGAGTAAATAAACTAAACGAACAAAAACGTTTAGAAAGGCAAAGAGCCGAAGAGTATAAAATAGCTCTACAACAAGAAAACCTAAGAGCACAACAATATCAAGAACGTGCTCTCAAGGCAGAACAAGACTTGTTAAATGCCGAAGAAGAAAAAATAGAGGTGAAAAAAAGAGAGGCAGACGAGTTGTATAAAAAAGCACATGCTACTAATGATGCTGATTTAATTAACCGAGCCGATAGTCTAAAAAACGATGTGGCTATAGCCAAAGAAAAACTTAGGATCGCAAAGCAAAAACAAAACAATCAAGTTGAAACACAAGTGAATCCACAACAAGTTTATCAACAAAGCTATCCACAGACACCACAACCAACACAAAGAGCATTAGCATGGGCACAAGCAAACCCTTGGTATGGTCAAAACAAAGATGCAACAGATTTTGCTACTGAAACACATGACGATTTAGTCATGGAGGGTTATGTACCAGATTCAGATGCTTATTATGAACAAATTAACACAAGAGTGTTAAACGAGTTTCCTGATTTAAAATCAGGAGAAGCCGAACAAAAGGAGGACAGACCCCCTGTGCAAAGAGTCGCCTCCGCTTCTGTAGGGAGTCGGCAGCAAACACAAGGCAAGAAGAACGGTGTGTCATTCACTAAGAGTGAGGTAGAGCGCCTTCGAGGATTGAAACCACATGGCATGGAAGAAGATGTCTGGTTGAAATCCGTTGCAAAACAAAAACAAAAAATTGCAAGTAGGGAGGCAAAATGACTGATTCTGAAAAAGAAGTGACACAATCCAGAAACTCACGTGAGTCCGAATCTCACGCTAATACATCTCGTAGACAACCATGGAGGCCAGTAAGAAAACTTGATGTCCCTCCACCACCAGAAGGCTATGAATATCGTTGGATAAGAGAGTCTATGTTGGGACAAGAGGACAGAGCTAATGTAAGCAGAAGAATAAGAGAAGGTTGGGAACTCGTAAGAGGATCTGATCTGCCTGACGAATATGCCGATTTAGTTCCAGAGACAGGTAGACATGCTGGTTTAATTTACAGTGAAGGTTTACTGTTAGCAAAAATACCTTTAGAAACTCGTGGTGAGAGAAATACTTACTATGAAGAGCAAACTAGAATGAAAAATGAGGCTTTAGACAACACTATGTTTTCTGAGGCTAACAAAGATTCTAGGTATGTTAAGTATGATGCTAATAGAAAATCAAACGTTACTTTTGGGAAAAAGTAATGCAACGAAAAGGAGAAAATCATTATGGCAAATAAAGATGCCGCTTTTGGTTTGAGACCTGTTCGACAAATGGGTGGAGCACCCTTTTCTGGAGGCCAAAGCCGTTACAGAATTGCTAGTGGTGCAACAACTCCAATCTTTCAAGGCGATCTTGTCACTCAATTAACGGCAGGAGTCATCGGAAGACATACAGCTACAGGAACAGTCCCTATAGTTGGTGTATTTAATGGAGTTTCATATACAGACCCATCTACAGGCGAACAAGTCTTTAACAACTATTATCCAGGCAGTATTGCTGCTTCGGATATTATCGCATCCGTAATTGATGATCCTAACGTGGTGTTTGAAGTCCAAGCAGATGCAGCTTTACCAGTTGCAGATTTGTTTGGTAATTTCGACATCGTAGATGGTTCACCAGTCGGAGATACTAAGTCTGGGAGATCTAATCTTGAGCTAGATGTGACTACAGGTGCTACAACAGCAACTTTACCACTCAAAGCTATAGACATCTCACAGGATCCTGATAATGATGACGTTAGTTCATCGAACACAAATGTTTTATGTGTGATACAAAATCACATCATGGGACAAAAAGGTGCTGGTTTAGCATAAGGAATTAATTAAAAATGGCAATTTCAAGAGCACAATTAGCGAAAGAGCTAGAGCCTGGTTTAAACGCACTTTTTGGAATGAACTATGATGAGTACGACAGAGAATATGAAGATATTTTTGTAGTCGAGGATTCAAACAGAGCATTTGAAGAAGAAGTTTTAGTATCAGGATTTGGTTCAGCACCAGTAAAATCCGAAGGACAAGGAGTACAATTTGACTCAAGTTCAGAAAGTTATAGTGCAAGGTACAACCATGATACGGTTGCATTAGCCTTTGCTCTAACTTCCGAAGCAATTGAAGACAATTTGTATGACAGTCTAGGGAAGAGATACGTTAAAGCATTAGCCAAATCTATGGCTAATACCAAAGAGGTTAAGGGAGCAGACGTTTTAAACAATGCTTTCTCATCAAGTTTTCTTGGTGGAGATGGTAAATCTCTAATAGCAACAGACCACCCTCTTGCAGGTGGTGGTTCAGCAGCTAATAGAGCAACAACCATGTCAGACCTTAATGAAGCCTCATTAGAGGATGCTTTGATTGATATTTCTACATTTACTGACGATAGAGGACTTATCATAAGTGTACAGGCCGATAAATTGGTCATACCACCACAATTAGTCTTCGTTGCTGACAGAATTTTAAATTCACAGCAAAGATCTGGAACTGCTGATAATGACCTCAACGCAATCAGAAACACAGGTGTTTTACCTGGTGGTTACGTTGTCAACCATTATCTAAATGATCCAGACGCTTTCTTCATCCTTACATCTGTTAATGCAGCTGGTGAGGGATTAAAGCATTTCGTTAGATCACCAATGGAAACATCCATGGAGCCAGATTTCTCAACCGATAACGTGCGTTATAAGGCTAGAGAAAGATACTCTTTCGGTTTTTCTGATTGGAGAGGAATCTACGGATCTCAAGGTGCATAAGTTGAAGTCGTAATACACTTTATTACTCAGTATTACAAAAGGGGCTTTCGAGCCCCTTTTTTTATCTTGCACAACAAAATACAAAGGTATAATATTAGTTTAGTAGTATAAATGTCACAAACATGGAGTTTGTGATGGTCAATTTTTTTTAAGGAGGACTGTTTATGTCTACACATTTTACCTCTGGCGTAACTAACGTCAGTGCATCTGGCTCTGGTGGTTTGATAAAACAACCAAGCCGACACAAGTATCACGAATACTTCGATGACTTCAACATTTACAATGCTGGAGATTTTACTATTACAACCACAGAGGATGGATCTGGAAGTGCTGCCGAAGCTTTAATTGATGGCGATGGTGGTTTATTACAGATTACAAACGCTGCTGGTGATAACGACCATGACTTTTTTCAGTTAAAAAAAGAAGGTTTTAAATATGAATCTGGTAAACAATTAGCTTTTTACTTTAGATTTAAGGCAAACGATGCCACACAATCTGATATAGTAGCTGGTTTACAACTTACAGATACAACACCTTTGGATGTAACTGATGGTATTTTCTTTCTGAAAGCAGACGGTGCTGCAACAATAGACTTTGTTGTTGAGAAAGATAGTTCACAATCAACATTAACTCTGCCTAACTCATTAGCAGATGATACTTTTATGACAGTTGGTTTTGTTTACAATCCAAAAGATCAAAAGTTTAGGGTTTATCAAGATAACGTAGAAGCAGGTACAGTTGTTAATACAAATGCACCTGATGATGAAGAATTAAATGTATCTTTTGGCATACAAAATGGTGCAGCAGCAGCAAAAGTTTTGACTGTTGACTACATTCATGCACTAAAAGAAAGAACAGCTAACTCTGAGTTATAAGGATAAATTATGGCAGATGCAGTAGCCTCACAAACAATACAAGACGGAGAGCGAAAAGCTATTTTACGATTTACAAATGTGTCAGACGGCACAGGTGAATCTGCGGTAAAAAAAGTAGATGTTTCTGCTTTAGCATCGAATAGTGCTGGAGAGGCATGTACTTCCGTCAGTGTTGAAAGAATATACTGGGCTACTGTTGGTATGAGCGTCAAACTTGAGTTTGATGCCACCTCGAATGTTTTACTTATACATTTACCAGCAGATAGCACAGGTGATGAATATTTTGATTTGTTTTCTGGGATTCCTAACAACGCGGGAAGTGGTGTTACAGGTGATATAGACTTCACAACTGTAGGTCACTCCAACGGTGATGCCTATAACATAATTTTAGTGTTAAATAAAAATTATTAATGGCAGACACCTCTGATGTAAAAAGATTACCTAGTGGTCGATTATCTTACAGAGGTGAAACGTTCCCAGGTTATAACAAACAAAAAAGAACGCCAGGTGGCAACAAAAAGTTTGCTGTTCTGGCAAAAAAAGGAGATCAAGTCAAGATTGTCCGATATGGGGATCCGAACTTGAGTATAAAAAAAGACCAACCAGCACGTAGAAAGTCTTTTCGTGCACGGCACAATTGTGATGCGGTAGAAAAAAAGAAAGACGTGTTTACTGCTGGTTATTGGTCATGCAAAAATTGGTGATAATATGGCAGAGAAAGTTCCAAGTAATGTAGCTAATCCGAGCTTGTACAGAAAAGCAAAGGCAAAAGCAAAAAGAAAATTTGATAAATTTCCATCAGCTTATGCTTCTGGTTACATGGTACAAGAATATAAAAGGATGGGTGGAAAATATAAAGGTGCAAAGAAAGCTATGGGTGGGTCTGTAGAAAGTAAAGATCTAAAACCCATACCTAGTGATAACAAAGGTTTACCAAAACTACCAAAAAAAGTAAGAAACAAAATGGGTTTCATGCGAGAAGGTGGTGCAGTTATGATACAAAGTCGTGGTTGTGGTGCAATCATGCCTGGTAAACAAAAGAAAACCAGAGTGCCTCGTAGTTAGTGGTTGCAAAAGTAAGCACAATTAAAAAAAAGATAAAACAAGGCAAAAAACTTGGTTTTAGTGAAAGAGCCTCGGCTAAAGCTCGTGGTTTGATAAAAAGAGCAGATGGCAGTAAAAGAAAAAGTAAAAAATATAGATAAATGAGAAGATTAAAAAAAGTTGCGAAACAGTTAAGTAATGCCTCCAAGCTACATAAAAGGCAATCTAATATATTGAAGAAACATATTAAGAGTATGGGCAATGTCAAAAAGAATACCAAGAAAAACAAAAGACGGTAAAATTAGACCAGCTTCTAAACATAGTGATCTATACA